AAGCTCCTAAGTTCTATTGATACTATTGAGTCTAGTGAATCTATTCTGGATACCCTAGACCAGTACAAGAACACGGGTGGAGATGGCGAAAGCCCATTTGGTAAATTTGATTTTTAATTAACAACTATGAATTTTCTACAGGATATTATAAATGAGATTGGTGGCGACTACACTAAGATTGCGTCAGAAATTGACGAAACAGAGACCTATGTGGACACTGGTTCCTTCATCTTTAATGCTCTTGTATCTGGGTCTTTGTACGGTGGTGTTTCTGGCGACAAAATTACTGCTATTGCTGGGGAAAGCTCTACAGGCAAGACTTTTTTCTCACTCGCAGTCGTCAAGAACTTCCTGGATACTAATCCCGATGCATATTGCCTTTATTTTGATACTGAAGCTGCAATCAATAAGGGAATGCTACAGTCACGTGGAATCGACCTTGACCGAGTTGCTGTCGTCAATGTCGTAACCATTGAAGAGTTTCGCACAAAGGCACTCAAGGCTGTGGACATCTACTTAAAGAAAGATGAAGCAGAGCGCCGCCCATGCATGTTTGTGTTAGACTCTCTTGGTATGCTCTCCACTAATAAGGAGATCAACGATGCTCTAGATGATAAGCAGGTCCGTGATATGACCAAATCACAGCTGATCAAAGGAGCATTCCGTATGCTAACATTGAAGCTGGGTCAAGCTAAGATTCCAATGCTCGTTACTAACCACACTTATGATGTTATCGGTGCTTACGTTCCTACTAAAGAAATGGGTGGTGGCTCTGGTCTTAAGTATGCCGCTTCTACTATTATTCATCTCACAAAGAAGAAAGAGAAAGATGGTACTGAGGTCGTTGGAAACGTTATCAAGGCAAAGACTGCTAAGTCGCGTCTGAGTAAAGAAAACATGCAAGTCGGTGTCCGCTTGTACTATGATGAGCGAGGATTGGATAAGTACTTCGGTCTCCTAGAGCTAGGTGAAGCCGGTGGTCTATGGAAGAACGTCGCAGGACGTTATGATATGGGTGACGGTAAGAAGATCTATGCTAAGGCTATTCTAAAAGAACCTGAGCTATACTTCACGGATGAAGTAATGGAAAAGCTAGAAGTCATTGCTAAAGGAACATTCTCATATGGGAATTGAGTCCCAAATTCTTTGGAGGGGTAACATTACCTTCTCCGAAGAGTCTATTTCTAATGTAGCCAATCAGCTCATATCAGATCCAAGATCAGATGACGACGGTGTTCATACCAGTTTTAATATTGGAGACATCCACACCAGACCCGAAATCATGTACTTGGATCAGTACAAGCATATTGTATCTAAAATTATTTTTGACTTGAATATGAGTGAGCATACATCTAACTTTGACTATTGGTGTCAGGTTTATGATGGCGCTCACACTGAGCATATGCATTACACCCCAACTTGCCTCCTGTCGTTTGTTCATTTCATTCGTCCAGTTGGTGAGTTTTTTCATTTCACTAGACCAAATGGTCAAAGGGACTATCCAAAACAGGAGAAAGGTGATATTATAGTATTTCCCTCCTGGACCAAGCACTCAGTCGATCCCTCATACGGCAATCAGAGGGTAGTCATTGCTGCGAACATCCATTTCGATCGAGTATGCATTGACCAGGAAGAATCATTCAGCATTACTACAGTGAGACCAGGAAGACTTTACATCGCGGAAAATCATGGACAGAATTGAAAACCTCATCCTCAGATCACTAGCACACAATGAAACCTACTCTAGAAAAGTCATTCCATTTATTGAACCTGACTATTTCCATGATTCAGCAGAGCGAGTCCTCTTTGAGGAAATTGCCCAATACATGGTCAAGTACAACTCTAGACCATCTAAGGAAGCACTTGGAATCGAAGTAGAGGGTCGTAATAATCTTTCTGAGGGTGAGGTTCAAAGTATCCGCACTATCCTATCTGACTTTGATTCGGTCACAGGTACTGATGAATGGATGGTGGATTCCACTGAGAAGTGGTGTAAGAAGCAAGCCATCTACAATGCTCTTATGGAGTCTGTAAGCATCGCTAATGGTGATAGTAAGCAGAAGACTGAAGATGCTATCCCAGGCATCCTCTCAGGCGCTCTCGGAGTATCCTTTGATAGTAATGTAGGACACGACTACATTGAAGACGCCTCTGAGCGTTTTGACTTCTATACTCGTAAGGAAGATAAGATACCATTTGATATTGAGTTGCTCAATAAGATCACCAAGGGTGGTCTGACTAATAAGTCCCTCAACATTGCCCTAGCTGGTACTGGTGTTGGTAAGTCGCTCTTTATGTGTCATGTTGCTGCCGCTTCTCTAATGCAAGGCAAGAATGTTCTATACATCACTGCCGAGATGGCGGAAGAGAAGATTGCGGAACGTATTGACGCTAACCTACTTAACGTTAATATCCAAGACCTGGCTAACCTACCCAAGAAGATGTTTGAGGATAAAGTAACCAAGGTTGCTAAAAAGGTTCAAGGTTCCCTTATTATCAAGGAATACCCAACTGCACAGGCACACTCTGGTCACTTCAAGGCACTTCTAAATGAGCTACAACTCAAGAAGAACTTCCGTCCAGACATTATCTTCATTGACTACCTAAACATCTGTGCTTCCAGCCGTATCAAGGCAGGAGCTAATGCTAACTCCTACACGCTCGTCAAGAGCATTGCAGAGGAGTTGCGTGGTCTAGCAGTGGAGTTCAACCTACCCATCGTTAGCGCCACCCAGACGACCCGTAGTGGCTATGGAAACAGTGATGTGGATATCACAGATACTTCCGAATCCTTCGGGCTTCCAGCCACTGCTGACCTTATGATAGCGCTCATCTCAACAGAGGAGCTAGAAGGTCTAGGTCAAATTATGGTAAAACAACTTAAGAATAGATACAATGATCCTACCATCCACAAGCGTTTTGTTGTCGGTATTGACCGCGCCAAGATGCGCCTTTATGACTGTGAGCAATCAGCTCAAGACGACATTATGGACAACAATAAAGAAGAGGAGTATGAGCACTCTGATGGGACAAAAAAACCATTTAAAGAGAAGTTCGCTAAACTAAATTTCTAATATCAGGGACTCTATGAGTCCTTTTTTTATGGGATCTAATAAATACAGTATATGTTGTGCTATTCATATGGCTGCCCCTAAGATTGATGCAAATAGAGGTGACGTATTTGAAGCATGTTTTGCTGCAGCCGTAGCCGCTCGTTTTGTAAAGAGGGCGAAAACTAAGAAAGCAGTATTGCCCAAGATAACGATTGCTGATGCCGATGTAGTATTAGCTGAAATTATGAAGAAGGGATATTCTAAGAATGTTAATGATGTTGGTAGTGCTGTAATGGATACAGTAACTGTGAACGTATCTATTCCCAAAAAAGCTTCTGCATTCTTACAAGTAAGATTAAATTGGGAAAAAATTAGGGACTTACGTCAGGGTGCAGTAAACTTTGCAAATTCTAATTCTAGACTAAATGCTCAGGCTAGGGGATTGTCTATCAATGCTAGACAGGATATCATTTCAGTTCTTGCTGCTGGTACTGAAGATCAGAAGGGGACCAAGGCTGATGTTAAGGTGCAGGTTCAATCACCTATGAATCCAAAAAAACAGTTTAGGAATGTAGATTATTCCCTAAAAGTTAGTGGTGGAGAGCAGTTTCACCAAGTATCAGGTCTTGGATTTGATAAATTTATGAATATCTTCGGTGAAATGGGAGTCGATGTTAGTAGCGTATCCGCAAAATATGAAAAATTATTGAGTGAGTTCTTTGATAAGGAAGTATATACCCAAAAATATAGTAGTAGGGAAGATGCCCAGAGGACTGGTGGTGGAGATAACCTAAAAAAAGCTGCTAGAGTCGTGTATGAGGAAGCCGCTGATGTAATGAAAGCGGGTCTTAATGCCCCTGGCTCCAATCCAGTCAAGGATAAGTTTGCCGATTATGTTATTTTTGGTCTGTCTAGGAATGTTAGGACTGAGTTGGTTAAGTTTGTTGGGGCTGGTAAGATAAAAACACGTGTTGCTGACGGTAATTTCCGCCAGATACTCATCGATAACCGTTACTATGTGGAGATAAAGCCGAGTGGCGACCCAAAGGTTCTAATATACTTGGCTGATGCCGATGGAAAAAAGACAAACGTCCTTGTTATGCAGGTACGTTACAAGCTTGAGGTTGCTAGTGGTAAGGCTGGTGGTGTAAAGGTGTATAAGTTCTACCCACGCCACTACCTAGAAGCCCAGGAAGGGATGTTTACCATTTGACTTTGGGTCTCAGGTGTGATACCATATATTCGACGCAACCCAAATATGTTTCCGGTTATTGTAGAGGACGTTATTCCCCACTGGCTCTTTGGGAGCTTGCAGGATGACTTGAAGTGTATGGAACTTCTTAATAGATCTAATAAAGGGGATCCTATTTTCTGGGGAATGTCCCCTACTGAAGCTGCGGGTAGAAATACTCTGTTGATGAGTATGACGTATGCAAAGTGTTGTGTGCAGAGACTCGTCCCATATCATCTCATATACGCCCATACAATGATTAATGGATCAACCGCCAATCAACCTGGTGGAAGATTCCATGTGGACGTTCAGCCAGCATATTATGGACCAGATCCCTCGTATATGACTGCTATACTCTACACTTCTCCTGAGTGGGATACCCAATGGGGAGGAGAGACCGTCATCAAAACACCAGACGGCTCCTATAGTTACTCCACATATATCCCCAATAACTTAGTGATCTTCCCCTCTACGTGGGAGCACTACGGCGCATCTCCCAATGATTCTTGTCCTATTTTGAGGACATCCCTAGGCTTCGGGTTTGAAGTATGCTACAATAGACCTATCGAAAGATAAAAAACATTATGAGTCAAGTCGATTTCAACCGTTACCTTGAGTTTGTAGACGGTGTGACCAGTGAGCCATCAAAGGACCACGAAGCATTTGTCTACCGTATCCAAGAGCTAGAGGGGGAAGAGTGTGATACTCAACGCCTCCTTACCGCTGCTGTTGGTGTCTGTGCTGAGGGTGGTGAGTTTATGGAAGTAGTTAAGAAGATTTTATTCCAAGGTAAGCCATATAACGAAGATAATATCTACCATATGAAGCGTGAGCTTGGTGATATTATGTGGTACATGGCTCAAGCCTGCATTGCCCTCAATGTGACGTTTGAGGAACTGGTCGAAATGAACGTAGCAAAGCTAGAAGCACGCTATCCTGGTGGAAGCTTCGACGTTCATAGCAGTGAAGTCCGTGTTGAGGGGGACATTTAGGTACCTTACTACATATATTATTGAAACTTTCTTATTATTATGCTTAAGCATTCCACGACGCCGATACATCAAGTCTTTCAACCAGTAATCTATGAGATCGCTGATTTAGATTTGACTCTATTGCCCACTGAAGTTCAGCAATGGATTAGTGATTCTACTGGAACAACTAGAATCAGCCAAGCTGACACGGCAACTACACCAGACGGTGCTACATCTACCTTCTGGCAGCTATATGAAGCAGCGGGATTGTTGCCAACTATAGTTTTTGAAGGAACCCACGTAGCAGACAACTTCCTAGCTAATTGCCTCCTATGAACTTCCTAGAAGAGTGGTATGATACTTGGTGGGTGGCTATTTGTGAAAGGATGGATCCACTACATCCATTAGCATCGTGGGAACCAGACTTCTTTGAGTATATCAATCAGGGATGGTTGGACATGTACTATGAGCCCCCAACAGGTAAGGAGCTTAAGGAAAGGTATATTAAATCTTTCCGTAACAGTAACCCGTATTACAAC